TGGTTATGCCGCCGCAGTTAAAATGTACGACGATCTGGCCGGTATCACCCGGCTTGATTACGCCGACCTTAGCAAACAGCACCAGCACTTCTTTTTTTAAATCTATGCTTTCAATTGTTGGCCGTTCTTCCATACCGCCCCTTATGTTATGCTCATATTTACTCATCGTCTCCCGGTAATACCGGCTCGGCAAAACACCGGCAATTTTTACTTGCTATTGCGCTAGAACCTGTAGTGTAATAGCCACAAAAACTTTCAAGGGTGTAGACATGACCAGAAAAATTAGCGATAGCCTTTTGTTGAACGCGCAAAGACTGATAGAATCTGGAACCACTTTGAAATCCGTCGCAGAGTCTTTGAGTGTGCATCCCGATAGCCTCTCCAAGCGTCTCAGAGGAAGGAGTGTCGTTATTAAACACGTTACCCCCTGCGGCATGAATAAAAGAACAGATTTGCCGGAGCCTGAAATTGTTAAAAAGTATCTTGCCGGTCAAAGCGAACTCAGTTTGTCCCTTGAGTATTCCTGTACGCGCGGCCCCATTACGAGAATCTTGAAAAGCCACAACGTCCCCCGTAGAACCGGAAGCGAGGCAAATATCATCAGAATGTTCAAACTTGATGCCCTGCAGCGCAAGGACCTTATTAAAAAAGCTCGTGATAAACGGGCCGTCAATATGCAGATCGCGGCAAACTCTGATAATATCAAAAACTGCGCCGTCGGGCTCGGAGAAAGAGAACTCGCAAAGGCTCTTGAAAATTGCGGCCACACGGTCGTCCGTCAAAAAAGAGTTGCAGAATATTTGATCGACATTGTTGTCGGGAATGTCGCCGTGGAAATTAAATGTCTTCCGATCGGACGTTTCACGCCCCATTATAGTAGCAAAAGAATGAAATATCTCGTCGAATGTGGCTATAAATTTATTTTTGTTGTCTTCTATAGCCTTGACTGTATCAACTATCTTGACAATGTGGTCAGTCTCATTAATGTCTTTCATGTCAACCCACCCACGGACTGTCAATATTGGGTGATTCGGTGTCGCAGTAATACTGTTGCCGATAGCGTCACAAATGGTGACGACGGGACCCCTGTAAAAATGCCGCCACATATTCTTACAACCATTCAAAAGGGAAACTTCCATTGATCCAATAAAGCAATTCGGAAACATACCCGGATGTCCGCTTGTGCCGTCTGACAATTCAGGTTCAACAGCCCAATCATAAGCCTCGCCTGAATCTTCCATTTCCTGATGGCTTTCTCTGACAACATCATCCTCCATTGTGCGCCACAGATAACTTTTGCAGCCCACAGACTCAGCCCTTGCCCGCGTAATAACGGCATTTGCCTTGCTGGTTTCTGTCCGGGCAATAAGCGTAGCTTTGTTGACGCACCAGCCAACATTTTCATGCAGGAGCGCCGCCACTTCATCGGCCCGCTTGCCACCCGTTGAGGCTTCCATTGCCAGCTTCTGTACGCGTTCCCCTGCCTGTATCGGGATACTTTTGATAAGCGATACATGCTCGGCTTGTAGCTCAAGCGCCCTTCTGCCAACGGCATCATCTGCAAGCATGCCGCGCAGGCCAGAGGTTAAAGATTTTGAAACGCTGTAAAATGCCCTCTCCGCATCCTTTGAAACCGTATCAAGCATCTTCTTTGAAACCGACCGCGCCCAGGGGGTAATGGTTTTTTCGTACAGGCGCAGCGCTTCCATCATGCCGGGCGCGTCAATAAGATTGTGGCCGTCAATATGATGCTCAATTAACCCCGCAACATTATGCGCAACCCGCCGCAGGGATTTTTCAAATTGCTTCTCGGCCCCGCGAGGCGTAGCCCATTTGTTGCGCTTGCCTGTGTTTTTCAGACGGTCCTTGATGTTAGTTTTTTTGCTCACTGGTTCTTTCATTCCAAAGTTCAACCGCATTTTCTGCCGAGTCATTGCCGTCTATCCTGTACGGCCCCGAGGCTCCGCAGCTATCACATTCAACACACATGACGTTCAGATTAAGCTTCAAACAGAAGTCGTCGCCACAAAAAGGGCAGGGTTTTAACTCCGGCATCCGCTTTTCAAATTTTACAACCTTCTCATTTTCTCCCATTACCGAGGGCCTCCTTATCCCCGGTAAAAATATACCACTATGCGGCTTCCTTCTCAATCGCTTTTGGTTGTGGCGCTGTCTTTTTCGCCGCTTCTTTTGGATCTCCCGGCACCATTGAATTAACCTCATCAACGGGCGGCGGCTCGTTCTCAGCTTCTGTAATATCTTCATCCGTGATGTTAGTGAAAACCCCGGTCATATGACTTGCCTGTTTCAGTTCCTTCAAGGCAATATCAATCGGCAGGACGCTGCAATTTGAAAGTTCGGTTATCGCATCGGCAATAACCTTTGCGGCAGCTATGCGCTCCACTGCGGTCATTTGCCACAGCGGATTGAAGATAAAAGACATATCTTCCGGCATCGGGCGGCCAAACACGGACGGGTAAATGACTTCAAGCAGGCGGTAGTAGTGGGGGCGCAGCCGGGCCTCTTGATCTGCATTTATCATGTCGTAGTAATTCCGCATGTCGCTGTCGCCTGTAGCGTTCAACCCCGCCGGAGCCTGCCCAAACAACCGCGTCAGGGGAATGCCGGTCGCTCCGCTTATCTGCTGCCCCATGGCGATAATTATTTCCGGTATGCCCGTGAACGTGTAGCTGTGCGCGTTAAATTCGTCTGCCTTGTCAATGAGCGTAATGCCAGAAATGCTTTGCAGTAGCGACACATACTGCCAGTACTTCACAAAGTTTGATTCAATGTCGCCGCCCGCTGCCAGTATTTCACGCATGCCCTCAACGCCCACAGTCCGCAGGTGTGCAATCCGCAGGAGCGCCGCGCCGCTAGTCGTGGCCGCGTCAAAAGCCTTGATCCTGTCCCATGGGCGCTCTAAAACCGACTTGCCCCACAGCCATTCAGAAAGCGCTTGATACAAAGAAAGCTGTACGCCAACATAGCGCAGGACCCGGCTGTAGTGTATGCTCTGGCCTGCCATTATGAGCTTGCCCGTATCAACGGCCATCGTCTGTCCCGGTATGATTCCAAACTGGTCAGGGGAATATGTGACCTTGTAAAACTGCGGCAGTCCGGCGTCAGGGCCGTTTTGAATCAGTAGGTTCCATTCAGGTTGCAGCAGCCATCGGTCAAAAACTTTCAGCCCGAGAAAAGCCTTCTTGCCGACACGCGCAGGGTCAAGCGGTTCATCAAGCTTCTGCCCTTCTATCATCATTACCGCAATGCTGCCGCCGTACAGTCGGCCCCACTTAATATTCTGATTGACAGCCACATTTATTCCGAGCCGTAAAAATTCATTGTAGATTTTCTTTATATCGTCGGGCTTGTCACCGCTTTGGATTTCGATGCCCGCCCGCGTCATATCGTCGGCCACGGCATCAACGACCTTGCCAGCTATCCAGTTCGTATTGTATGCCGCCTCAAGCTGCTGCCGGTCTCGGGTAATGGGGTTCTGTTGATAGCTGCTGCTTGCCTGCATGGGGTCTGCGCCGCCGAGTTTAAAAAGAACATTCTGGAAACCGTCGCCGGTTGCCGCTGAGAAAGTATTGGATTTCGCTATTGCTGCTGCAAACATGATTTTATTTCCTTAAAAAAGGTTATCCGATTTTAGCCCACACATCTATATTTTTTCCTGCCAGTTCATTGTAGGCATCTGCTGCCGCGTCCACCTGGTCGTCATTTACGCCGTTTGGAAAACTTCTGAGCTCATCAATAAAAGCGTCATTCCACGAGCCGCGCAGCATGTCCACGTTTCCCGCGTTGACCTGAGCTGCAAAGCCATCGGCCCGCGTCTGCTTGTCTCCTGTAACCGCTTGACTCTTAAAGCTAAACCCCGCAAGCATTGAAGCATAAGCCTGTGCTTGATCTTTTCCCGCCTGTCCGGGGTCTTGCGGGAAGCGAATCTTGCAGGTGTAGCCGTCCCGCGTTGCTGTTGCCTTGATTGTCTGCCGGACCTTGTGCGGCTCATCCTGCAGCCGGACAACATCTGAAATAATCGCACGGCCAGCATGTATGCCGAGCTTAACGCCGACGGTATAATCGCCATTAACGGACGCGCCCAAGTCCCAAGCCCGCACCCACTTGATTTTTGCATCTGCGGGAAGGGCGTCGATTGTCTGGA